GCGCGGCCGCGGGCTGGGGGGGGGGGGCCTGCCGTAAAATCGCCGAGGAAAAGGCCGAGCTCACCCGGATCAGGGAACTGGCAGAGGCCCAGATCGCCCGCATTGAGGAAAAGGTGGCAGCTGCCGAGCGCCGGTTTGAAAATGGCACCCGTTTCTTGACCTCAAAGCTCGCGGAATACTTCGAGACGGTGCCACACAAGACCACCAAGACCAAAGCGAGCTACCGGCTTCTGTCTGGCACGCTGACGCGCAAGTTCGGCGGGGCCTCCATGGAAAAGGACGACGACAAGCTGCTGGAGTTCCTGAAAGCCTCCGGCAATCTGGAGTTCATCAAGACCGAGGAAAAGCCCAAGTGGGGCGAATACAAAAAGCGCCTCGAAATCATGGGCGGCAGCGTCGTAGACAAGGAAACCGGCGAGATCGTGGACGGCGTGAAGGCAATCGAGAAGCCGGACACCTTCTCCGTGGACGTGTAAGGAGGGCGAACTATGGCAGCAGCTACAAAGACTGAGGCAACCCAGCAAAAAGAGTCGGGAGCGCCGCCGCGTGAGGCTATGAGCCTTCAAGAGAAATTCGTCAAGCTCCGGGAGGCCGTGCCCTCTATCACGCAGAAACAGCACAGCGACGGCGTAAAGTATAAATTTGCGAAAATCTTCGACGTTTACGAGCTTCTCACCCCGGCCATGAACAAGTACGGCGTCAACTTCGACATTGTGGGCGAGACAGCCACCAGACACGCCGAGAACGGGGATCTCGTGTATTATTCCAGCTTCGTGCAGCACACCCGGAACGGCGATCGCGTCGTGTGGGTGTATGAGGCCGACCTGACGCTCCGCTGGACAAACGCGGACGATCCAGAGGATAAGCTGGAGGTAACGCTGCACGCGATCGGCACCAATGACGGCGGCCCGGATAAGGCCAAGGGCTCCGCGTGGACGTACTGCCTCAAATACTACCTTTTTGAAAAATTCGGCATAGATCAGGGCGACGACGATCCCGACATGCAGGATCACACCAGCGAGGGACGCCAGCAAGCGCCACAGACGCCCACACAGCCTCAAAGCGGCGCTCAGGGTAGAAATACCCAACCAGCACCGCACAACGCCCAGAACGGGCACACAGGCGCTTCACGGCCCCTATCTGACGCGCAGCTCTCCCGTATGTATCGCAAAGGCGAGGACGCGGGCCTAAACCAGCAGCAAGTCAACGCGCGGATCCTCCAGAAATACGGGCAGCAGGATCCGCACAACCTGACGCGGCAGCAGTATGACGAAATCTGCACCGCGCTGGACAACGCAAAGCAAGGAGGAACCGCTAATGTTTAACCATGTGGGGCTTCTGGGCCGTCTGGCTCAGGAACCGGAAATCAGATACACGCCGGGCGGCACACCGGTGGCGAGCTTCGACCTCGCCGTACAGGTGCCGAGCAAGGACAAGAACACGCCACCGGACTATATACCGATCGTGTGCTGGCGGGAGCAGGCCGAGTTCTGCGGCCGCTACCTCACCAAAGGCCGCCAAGTAGTCGTCGAGGGCCGCATTTCCACGCGGAAATATGACGGCAACGACGGCAAGCGGCACAAAGTCGTGGAAGTCAACGCCTCCCGGATCTACTTCGCCGACGGCAAGGAGTCGGGCGGTGGAGGTTATGGAGACAGCTATTCAGGATAACAGAAAGGAGGCAGAGCTATGGCTCAGGACGCAAAGAAAGGCTTTTTGCTTTACTACGACTACCGAAAGCACCTCGCCCTCCTGAACGACGAGGAACGCGGGAAGCTGCTCATGGCTCTGCTGGACTACGGCGAACATAACACCCAGCCAGAGCTCGAAGGTGCCGCTCTCATGGCCTTTTCCTTCATTCAGGCACAAATGGACAGAGACGCCGAGAAGTACGCCGAAACCGTCAAAAAGCGCAGCGAGGCGGGCAAAATGGGTGGCAGACCGACAAAAGCAAAGGACGCAGACGGAAAAGCAAAAAAAGCAAATGCTTTTTCTGAAAAGCAAAGCGAAGCAAAAAAAGGAGATACAGTAACAGATACAGAGACAGTAACAGATACAGAGACAGATATAGATCAACACCCCCTACCCCCTAAAGGGGGCCAGCAGCAGCCCGTCCCCTACGCCCGGATCGTTGAGCTTTATCACACGATATGCACCAGCTACCCCACGCTGCGGGCTATTGAGGGCAACCGTGAGAAGCAAATCGCGGCCCGCTGGAAGAAATACAAGACGATCGACGCCTTCCGGGAACTGTTCGAGAGGGCCGAGGCGTCGGACTTCCTGAAAGGCGACAACGACCGCGGCTGGACGGCCGACTTCGACTGGCTGATCCGGCCCACGAACATGAGCAAGGTGCTGGAGGGGAAATACGACAACGACAAGCTGAAAGGAGGACAGAGCCGTGGAAAAGATAGCGGATATTCTGGCAGGCCAGCGGACACGGACGGAGGAACCGAGACGGCCCTCTCCGGCTTCACAATGGCAGACAGTTGAGCCGGATCCTGAAAAGCGGGATCCGTGGATCCTCAGCAACTCGCCGGAGGCTGCGGGCTTCAACCCTCCCGATCCGGTGCCGTGTAAATACTGCGGCAAGCCAAGGCTGACGAAGGGCTTCAAGTTCGGCGAGCGGATCATGTGGGCCCCGTATGGGCCGGAGCGCTGCGACTGCCCGGAGGCCGTGGCTGAATACGAGCGAGAAAAGGCAGAACGGGAGGCAAAGGAAAAGGCCGAGCGCGAGGCCAAGGAGGCCGAGGAAATGCGCCGCCGCGTGCGCCGGATCATAGGCGACAGCGGCATGAACGCCCGCTTCCTGCGCCGCACCTTCGACACATTCCAGCCAACACGGGACAACCAGAGAGCCTGCCGGGTATGCAAAACATACGCCGACACCTTCCGGGAGAAGCTGCCAAAGAACAACCCAGATCCCGGCCGGAACGGCCTATTCATCACCGGCCCGAAAGGAACCGGAAAGACACACCTCGCCGCTGCCATAGCGAACCAGCTCATGCAGCAAGGCACCGCCGTGATCTGCATGACTATGATCGACCTGCTGGATCGCATTAAGCAGACCTACGAGCAAAGCAGGCAATACGGCGGGGAAACCAGCGAGGGCAACGTCCTGAGCACCTACAAGACCGTGCCGCTGCTCGTGATCGACGACATGGGGAAAGAACCCGCGACCGAGTGGGCCGTGTCCAAGATTTACGCCATAATCAACGCACGGTATGAGGCATATATGCCGACAATCATCACCACCAACTATTCAGACGCTGAGCTCGTCCGCAGGCTGACGCCGAAAGACTCCGGGGATCCAACCACCGCCGACGCCACGATCGACCGGCTCCGGGAAATGTGCGCGGCCATAGTAACCACCGGCGAGAGCTGGAGGGCCCGGTGAGCGCCGAGCAAAAGCCGAAGAAATACGTCGCCTCGTGCTCCTTCGGCAAGGATAGCCTCGCCAGCATTATTCTGGCGCACGAGCACGGGGAACCACTCGACGAGATCATATACTGCGAGGTTATGTTCAGCAAGGAGATCAGCGGAGAGGTGCCAGAACACCGGGACTTTATCTACAACACCGCGATCCCGAAGCTGGAAGCGTGGGGCTACAAGGTGACAGTGATCCACGGCGAGGTGACATACCTCGACAGCTTCAACCACTTGCTTGTAAGGGGGAAAAACCAAGGAATGAAACGCGGCTTCCCCTCCCCGTTCGGCTGTTCAATCAATCGAGACTGCAAAGCAAGACCGATCGAAAGATACTGGAAAGCCCAGATCGGCGAGAACGTGGAGCAATATGTTGGGATCGCGATCGACGAGCCGAAACGTCTCAAACGGCTGGAGGACACCAACCGCGTGTCGCTGCTGGCAAAATATAACTATACCGAGGAAATGGCCCGGAAACTATGCGAAGATCACGGCCTGCTCTCCCCGATCTATGGCTTCGCCCGCCGGAATGGCTGCTGGTTTTGCCCGAACGCTGGGCCGACAGAGCTCAGGCACCTATACCAGAACCACCGGGAACTCGCGGAGATACTCATAAAGCTGGAACACTCCGAGAACCTGCAACCGAGGGGGGGGGCAATTTAACCGAGACGGAACCCCGACGCAAATCTTCGATCCGTTCTACTGGGAAGCCGCGCAAATGACAATATTTGATTTTATTTAAGCGAAAGGAGCAAAACCATGAGAGACAGACTTGTTTATATATGCTCCCCATGCCGGGGAGACATGGAGAAAAACATCATCAAGGCGCAGGGCTACTGCCGAGAGGCTGCGGAGCTCTGGCCGGACGTGCTGCCAATCGCGCCGCACGTCTACTGCACACAGTTCCTCGACGACACCAACCCGCAGGATCGGGCCGTCGGCATGGACATGGGGATCTCGCTGCTGAGCATGTGCGACGAGCTCTGGGTGTACGGGATCGACAATCCGAGCGAAGACATGAAAGCCGAGATCGCATACGCTGAGGAACACGGGATCCCCGTCCGGGACGCTGCGGACGTTTACCGGGACAAAACCGGCGAAAACCGGGACACCGAGCTGGGCGACGCGCTGATCGTCCTCCCCTCCCACGTCGGAAACCTGAACGGTGTCGCGGCCATGGAGTCCACCACCGTGCGGATCTCCGGCGAGGCCGTCGTGGATCTGGCGATCCAGCTCAGACGCCACCGCGGGCATGACATAACGCTGGAGGCGGATCAATGAGCTGGGACACGATACCGGGGAAAAACCGCGAGGGCTACCCGGATCCGACAGCAGCGACCGCTCTCGCAAACGTGCAGCGAAGCCAGCGCGGGCTCCAGAGCAAGCGGGCTGGGGAACACTTCGAGAACCTGATCGCCGCGAGCCTGAACTGGTACAAAGACAAGGGCGTGGCCTACGTCGAAAAGACACCGGAGCCTATGCGCCCTCTCCGGCCGCCAAACCGGCAGGGCCAGTTCCTTGCCTGCTACATCAAAGCCGGACAGCCTGATTTTAAGGGCACCCTCACCGGAGGCCGCGCCGTAGTATTCGAGGCGAAGCACACCGACAGCGACCGGATCGAGCAGAGCCGCCTCACCGACGAGCAGGTGGCAAGCCTGACCGAACACCACCGCCTCGGCGCTGCTGCCTTCATTCTGGTGAGCGTGGGCCTGCAAGACTTTTTCCGGGTGCCGTGGGAAGTCTGGCGCGATATGAAGGACATATACGGCCACAAGCACATGAAGCTGGCCGAGCTGGAGCCCTACCGGGTGCAATATATCGCCGGAGTGCTCAAACTGCTGGAGGGCGTGGAACTCGACGCTCCAGACGGCGAACAGAAAGGAGATCATGCAAATGAATGAGGCATTATTAAGCAGCAAAAAGCTGGACTGGTGTACTCCGGCCGACTTTTTCAAGGAGCTGGATCAGGAGTTCCATTTTGACCTCGATCCGGCAGCAACCACAAAGAGTGCCAAGTGCGCGAGATATTTCACACCGGCCGACGACGGCCTGAAAGCCGACTGGGGGGGGCTCTTGCGTGTTCTGCAATCCTCCATACGGACGGCAGATCGGCGAGTGGGTACGCAAGGGCTACGAGGAAAGCCAGAAGCCCGGCACCGTCGTTGTTATGCTCATACCGGCCAGAACGGACACGGCCTATTTCCACGACTATGTATTCCATGGAAAAGCCGACGAGGTGCGCTTCCTGCGCGGGCGGCTCACATTCACGGAC